ACTGGTTGGCATGTAACATAATAGGATTATAAATGGCTTACAAAGTTATAAAAGGTAAAAATAAAGTAACAGGTAGTCAAACTTTTGTTGACACATTATCTGGTTCAATTGTTTCTGCTTCTTTTTTTGTTGGTGACGGTTCTCTTTTAACAAATATAACTGGTGCTGCTTCAACAGGATCAGCAACAGGCCAAGGTCCAGAAAAATCTGTACAATTTAAATCTGGCTCTTCTGGTCAAATAAGCGGTTCTTCAGATCTTTTATTTGACTATACAATACCAAAGTTTACAGTTAATTCTGGTTTTGTTGCCAAAAGAACAAGTACATCCACCAATCTAACGATAAGTCCAGCACACCACATAATTGGTGTTGATACTGCTACTGCTGTTTCAAATATAACAATAGCACTACCAAACGCTTCAACATTATCAGATGGTCAAGTTTTTGTTATAAAAGATGAAGGAGGAGCAGCAGATACAAAAACAATACTTGTAAGTTGTTCTGTTGGAGGTCAAACAATTGATGGAGAAGGCACAATATTAATTGAGTCACCGTACTCAGCAATAAATATTTATTCTAATGGTTCTAACAAATATTTTATTTATTAGATAGATTGGGTATTAATACACTATTTACTATTGATACACATACACATATTAATTTTATGTTGTGTGTCTTTTTTTTTTAAGGGGAAAAACATATGGCATATAAATTTCAAAGGGGTGCTTTTAGAGCTTCTGGCTCAACAGTAATAGAAGAAGGTCTTACAATAGACGCTAGTGGTCTTACTGTAACTGGTTCATCAAATGTACAAGCACTTACAGCAAATTCATTAAATGTAGATTCAGTGTCACTTGATGCTAATATACTTAGCGGTCTTTCACAATTAACAGCATCTGCAATTTCTGCTTCAACAGCGCAATTTGGTTCTATTACAGTCCCAACACTTTCATCAACTAATCTAGATCTTGCTGGATATTTAGCCGTAGAAGGTGCCACAAGATTAAGCGGCACTGTTGCTCTAGGTGATGCTGTTGGTGATGTTATAACAGTAAACGGTCAAATTACTGGTTCTTTGTTTGCGATTACTGGTGGTACAATTAATAATACTGCAATTGGCGGTACAACACAAGCTGCTGGTCAATTTACTACATTAAGTGCATCATCAAATCTACAAGTTGGCACTTCAGTAACAGCATCAACTGGTGTTCTTGTTAATGCTGGCGGTGTTATTGTAACTGCTGGTGGTCTTGCAGTAAATGCTGGAAACTTGGCTGTTTCTAATGGTAATATTTCTGGTTCTGGTCTATTACAAGCTGGTGGTCAACTAACAGTTGCTCAATTAGCTACATTGAATGGTGGTCTTACTATTACTACTGGCGGTGCTACAATCAGTGGCTCAACAAATACAAGCGGATCAATTATTATAGGTGGTAATGGTTCACTGTTTGCTTTAACCGCAGATGTTTCAAACTTACAAGTAGCAAACATAAAAGCTAAAGATGGGACTTCCGCTGGCAGTATTGCAAACAGTACTGGAGTTGTAACTCTTGCATCAACAGTTCTTACAACAACTGATATTAATGGTGGTACAATTGATGGTACTACTATAGGCGCAACAGCCCAATCATCTGTAAAAGCAACAACTCTAAGTGCTTCATCTAATCTACAAGTTGGTACTTCAATAACAGCATCAAGTGGTATTCTTGTTAATGCTGGTGGTCTTACTGTTTCTGATGGCGATTCATCATTACAAAAACTTACTGTTAATGGTGATTTGATTGTACTTGGTACAACATTCTCCGCTTCAGTTGGCTCATTGTTAATTGAAGATGCAGCAATAGTAATTGGTGATGGTTCAACTGCATTTGGAACTGGGTATGGTATTAACTTTGGTTCTGGTTCAAATCAATGGGCAACACTTTTAACTGCACAAGATAATATTGACGGTATAGCAGGAAATGAAAATATTCTTTCTTCTTCATTGGCAATCAAAGCCCCTGCATTTGCTGGTACATTCTATGGTACAATGGCATCAACAGTCACTCAAGTTGGTGATGCAGATGCAACATTAGTAGTTGGTGTAAATTATGGTACAACAAATTTAGCTTCTGTATCAAAAACTTGGACACTACCAGCTTCAGCAGGTTTAACTGTTGGACAATCAATAAGAGTAAAAGCACCAGCGGGTCTTACTTCTACAAGAACAATTATAATTGCAGCAGCAGGTTCACAAACAATTGATGGTGAAACAACAATAGTTCTTGAATCTGATTACGCAGCGGTTGAATTAGTCTATGTAAATACAGATACATGGAGAGTATTCTAATCTAATAGTTTCTGGTTTAGTATCAGAATTATTTTGGAAGGCATCAGTAAAATGGTGCCTTCCTTTTTTTTATTTTAGTTCTATTTATGATATGGCATTTAAATATTCTAAAGGTTCACAAGTTATTGGTGACATAATAGCAGAAGATGATTCTGGAAGAGATACTAAATTAGATTTTTCTAATAATCAAATAGATTTAGTTACAAGCGGTTCTACTGCTTTATCAGTAAAAACAGCAGCAGTAGAAATTACAGGAACATTAAATGTTACTTCTAATGTTACTTCGTCTGGTAATTTATTGTTGAATGGTGGAGATTTTTTATCAACAGCAGCAACATTCAATTTATTAACATCAGCTAGTACTGCAACTTTAAATATTGGTTCTACTGGTGGTGCTTTTACATTAAATCTTGGAAGAACCACAAATGTTTCTACCACAAATATAGCAGCAGGAACTAATACTACTGGTGGTGCTACAAAAACTATAAACATAGGCACTAATACAGGACCAGCGGCTACTTGTACAGTTAATATAGGGTCTTCTGGTAGTTTGGGTATTACTACGTTAAATAATGATGTTGCATTAAGAACAGGAAATTTAATTGGTGCTCCTGGCACTGGTGCTAACGTAATGAGTTTAATATCAAGTGGAAACATAGTTGCAAGACTTGACGTTAATAATGATTCAGCAGGACATAAATTTATTGTTCAAGATTATCAATTAATTGAAAGATTTTCTGCTGGAGAAGATGGAAACATACTTATTGTTCCTTCATCCTCTGGGACAGGTCAAGCAATCTTGGTATCTGGTTCTAATACAGTTGGTGGTTCTACCTACATAGATTTCTTAAGAGCAACAAATACTTCTGCTGGTGCCGTAACTCCAACAAAAACATTTAGATTAACTAATTCTGGTACATTTGAAATTGTAAATAGTACATATTCATCAGTTATCTATACACTAGATGATGCAGGAAATGTTGTTATTGGTGGTGGTTTAAATGCTACAACCTCAACAGTTCTTGGAAAGATTTCAGAAAGAATAACTATGTCCTCTGCTGGAACTGGTTCTGTTACTTTTGATACTATTAACAATTCTATATTTTATAATAATGGTCCAACTGCAAACATTACTGCAAACTTTACAAACGTTTCAACAACTACTGATAGAGCAACATCTGTGACAGTAATTTTATCACAAAGCGCAACTCCAAGAATAATTTCCGCTGTTCAAATTAATACTACATCAAGTACCATAAATTGGGCAAATGGTGTAATTCCAACAGGAAATGCAAACAAACACGACATATTTGGTTTCTCACTTATACGTTCTGGAAGCACTTGGGTTACTTTGGGACAAATGAGCACATACGGATAAAATTATGATTAGTAGAATTTCAGCTTTTGCAGGACCACTATCTTATAAGCCAGCAACTACTTTATCTGCTGGTTTATATAGAACAACTTTTTCTGGTTATTTTAATGATGTTCCTTCTTGGTTTGCTACAGCAACTTCAACTGCAACATTGGTTCAAACAACAATAATTGAGGAATCAAGTGCAGATAATGGTGAAAACTTTAGTATGCAATGGTTAGGGTATTTTGTTCCTACGACTACTGAAACATATACATTTTTTTTAAGTTCTGATGATGCATCTTTTATGTGGATTGGAGCTAATGCGGTTTCTGGTTTTACAACAGCAAATGCAACAGTTAATAATGCTGGACTTCATGGTAACGTTGAAAAATCTGGTACAGCTTCACTTGCTGCTAATGTTGCTTATCCAATAAGAATTCAATTTGGTGAACTTAGCGGTGGCGATGTACTCTCTTTTAACCATTCTACTGCCACAATCACTAAGACCACTAATGTTACTGGTAAAGTTTTTTATAATTTAGTAACTAAAGGGTTTTAATTATGCCCAAGTTTTTATTTTATATAACAACATTTGGTTATTTATAAAAATAGTTACTATTTATCTTTGACTACTATTAATTTATTATTGGAGAACGATTTAATGTCTTCTTTGTTAGAACAAGCAATTATTGACGCAACAGCACTTAAAGAAGCAGCTCTTAAGAATGCAGAAGCACAAGTATTAGAAAAATATTCAACTGATGTAAAAGAAGCTTTAAGAAATCTTTTAGAGCAAGAAGAAAATCCTTCTGGTGCTGCACCTGCCCAACCAACTGAAGGTGGTGGTGGTGAAAATGTTTCTAAACAACTTGAACAAAATTTTAAAGACAATCAAAAACTATGTGCTTGTCCAGAAGACAAAGAGCAAGTAACAATAGATTTAAATCTTTCTGATATTGAAGATATGGCTAATGAAGAAAACATATCACTTGAAGATCAAAGTGTAGTAGACAGAAATCAATTTATACAAAATGAAGCTCCACAAGCTTTACAAGAATTTGAAATTAATAAAGAAGAATTACTTGATCTTTATGAAAAACTTACAGTTGATGTAAGAAACGTTCCTTACGGAAACATTGAATATCCAGCAAACACACTTGAGGTTGAGTATGCTAAAGATGTTTCACTTGCAAAAAAAGCACAATTAGAAGCAGAAGAAGAAGCTGCAACAGTTGGCGAAGAAAACAAAAAACTTACAAAAGAGAACAAATTATTATCAAGAAAACTTGATTCACTTCAAGAGAAACTTGGTAAGATTTCTGAAATTGCAGAAGCTCTTGCAAATAGAGTCGAACAATACGAATCAGCAGTTTCAACACTTAAAGAGAGGCTTGACACATTAACGGTATCAAATGCCAAACTTTTATATAAAAACAAAGTATTGAATAGTAACTCCTTGAATGAGCGACAAAAATCTAAGATTGTCGAAGCACTATCCAATGCCGAATCAGCCGATGAAGCAAAAACAATCTATCAAACACTTCAAAGCACAGTGTCAAGCGACAACAAGGTTGCTGCTCCAAAATCACTTAGCGAAGCAATAAATAGAACTTCATCAATTATTATGCAAACAAAGCAAAACGATGCACCACCTCCCGTAGTAGAGAGAATGCAAAGGTTAGCTGGTATTAAAAATAAATAACATTTAAGGAGTTATTACTATGTCTATTATTGAAAAATTGACAGAGGGTATGGTACAAAGAGATCTTCAAGCAGAAGGCTCAGCCCTCTTAAACAAATGGGAAAGAACTGGTCTTCTTGAAGGTCTTTCCTCAGAAAGAACAAAACATACAATGGCTAGACTTCTCGAAAACCAAGCCAAAGAGCTTCTTCGTGAGTCTACATCAATGGCTGCTGGTGACGTAGAAGGTTTTGCTGCTGTAGCATTCCCAATCGTCCGCAGAGTATTTGCTGGTCTTATCGCCAACGATCTCGTATCAGTACAACCAATGAGCCTTCCATCTGGCCTCATCTTCTTCCTTGACTTCCAAATCTCTTCAACAACAGGTTCTGGTCCAAGATTAGGATATGATGCTGGCGATTCAGTATACGGTCAAGGCGTAGTTGGTCAACAAATCACAGGCGGTGTTTCACTTACTGGTGTAAATGCTGAGAAAGGTTTCTATAACCTAAACAATGGTTACACCTCACCAACTGGTTCTAATACTGGTATGACAATAACTGTAGTTGCTTCTGGTACATTTGGAGCTGGTACACAAGGTATTGATGAATTCTGTCGTTACGATGCAGATTTAGTATCTGGTTCTACAAGAGTTCTTGTTGCTTCAGTTGTTACTAACACAGAGTTTGTTCAACTAAACAAGAGAAATCTAGTTGCAATAGTAGCCGACTCTACTTCAAAATTGAGTGGTAGCCAAGTTAGAAGACTTACACAATTTGGTAATGGTATAACTGTTGGTTCTACAGCTACAACAGCAACAGACGGAAAAACATACTTAGTATTTACTGCTGCTTCTAACACTGATGCTGCTCTTAATACTCTTAATAGTTCAATAACATCCGAGGCTGCAAACGTTGTCGCTAAATTCCCAATAGTTGACAACTTTGGCGGTACTGCAACTGCTGGTTCAACAAATGCTCTTGGTACAGTTGTAGCAACTGGTACATGGGGTCTTGAAGGACAAACTGACATTCCAGAGATTGATATCAAAGTCGATTCAGTATCAATCACTGCTGTCACCAAGAAAATGAAAGCAAAATGGACACCAGAACTTGGTCAAGATCTTAATGCTTATCACAATCTTGATGCAGAAGTTGAGCTTACCTCAATTCTTTCAGAACAAATTGGTCTTGAAATTGACCGTGAAATTCTTGAAGATCTTATCAAAGGTGCAACCGCTGGTACATTCTACTGGTCAAGATCTCCAGGTCTTTTCGTCAACAGAACAACTGGCGCAGAGATTGGAGCATCAGCAAAAGCTCCAGATTTCACAGGTACTGTCTCAGCATGGTATGAAACTCTCATTGAGACAATCAATGACGTATCAGCTCAAATCCACAGAAAGACTCTCCGTGGTGGTGCCAACTTCATCGTATGTGGTCCAGAAACCGCAAACATTCTTGAGTTCACATCTGGCTTCAGAGCTAAAGTAACTCACGAAGACGAGAAGGGTGAGATTGGCGCAGTTAATGTTGGCTCAATCTCCAAGAAGTTTGACGTTTACGTTGATCCATACTTCCTTCGTAACGTAATTCTCGTTGGTCGCAAAGGTTCCAGCTTCCTTGAGTCTGGTTATGTCTATGCTCCATACGTACCACTACAAGTCACTCCTACCATCTTTGGTACTGAGGACTTCGTACCACGTAAAGGCGTAATGACCCGTTACGCCAAGAAAATGGTTAAACCAGACCTTTACGGCTTGGTAATCATTCGTGGCCTCCTTGGTGAGAGCGGTTCTTGATAGAACAGCCTAATTAGGCAAAGAAGCCCCCCATTCCGAAAGGTTTGGGGGGCTTTCTTATTTATTAAAACTATTTATTTGTGTTGGTTAAAAGCCAATAGGAGGGTTTTTAAAATGGGTTCTAAATTTAGCGTAGCAAGAATGAGAAAAGAACTTGCTGCTCAAACAATGATAAGTGTAGCAACATCTGGTGATTCAACTGTTGGTGGTGGTTTAGTTTTATCAGACGTAGCATCAGCTAATTTAACTGCTGCTGGAACAACTGTAAACGATGCTGTAGCAGTTGTAAACCATGTAACTAATGTTTCTGGTGCTGCCAATACTGGTGTAAAACTCCCAACTGGTGCAACATCTGGTGAAGTTTACATACTTTCAAACGTAGGAACAGCAAACGTATTAGTTTACGCTACAGGATCAGATACATTAAACGGTTTAGTTTCTACAACTGGTTTAATTCTTTCGGCAAGTTGCGGCGGTATGGCTGTGAAAGCTGGAACAACTAATTGGGCTTTAATTTATTCTAAAGTTTAATTAATTTGTTTTGATTATATTGAAACCCTCCTTAATTGGGGGGTTTCTTTTGTTTACAACTATTTAAAGTATTGAGGAGTATTTATTGAATGGCAGTTCCTGTTTTAACTCCAGCCTCTACTTTAAGCGCAATTGTTCTTCCATCAAGCGGCAACCCAGCAGATGTTTCTATTGCATTACCATTAGGAATTTATTCATCTAATACAGATTTTCTTTCTGGTGCAGCAGATCAAGTTGCATTTGTCTATAAAAGATTGGGTGGTGATGTATTAGATATAGAATTAACAACAGGAAATGTTTATGCAGCTTACGAAGAGGCTGTATTAGAATATTCATATATTGTTAATCTTCACCAATCTATTAATGCTTTACCTACGATGTTAGGTGCAAGCACAGGTTCATTTAATCAAGATGGTGAATTTAAAGCTGGTTCTGCTCTTGTGGGACAAAATCCAGAATTAGCGTATCCAAAATATAACCTTCATTATGCTACAAGATATGGTGATGCGTTTTCTAATGAGGCTGGTATTGGTGGAGTAGAACCTATTTACTCAGCATCTATACCAATTATACCAGAAGTTCAAGATTATGATTTACAAGCAATAATAGAATCTGCATCATTAAACAATTACGAACCCGCTACTGGTGGCCCAGTTCCTTACTCTGGCTCAGTTGGAAATAGAAGAGTTATTATCAGAAGAGTATTTTATAAAACTCCAAATTCAATGTGGAGATTTTTTGGATACTATGGTGGTTTAAATGCTATTGGTAATCTTTCCTCATACGGTCAATATGCTGATGATAGCACATTTGAAGTAATTCCAACATGGCATAATAAACTTCAAGCTATGGCATATGAGACAGCAATTTATACAAGAAATTCTCATTACTCTTATGAAATTAAAAATAATAAAATTAGATTTTTTCCTAACCCACCAGATATAGGTATTAACAATTATTGGGTTGAATTTTCTATTCAGAGTGAATCAAATCCTTGGGAAACAACATCTGGATCTGCTGATGATACTGTAGGTGGTGTTAACAACATGAATACCCTTCCATTTGCAAATATACCATATAATAGTATTAATTCAATAGGTAAACAATGGATTAGAAGATATGCCCTTGCTATTTGTAAAGAAATGCTTGGACACGTTAGATCCAAATTTAGTACTATTCCAATACCAGGAGAATCTGTAACACTGAATGGTAGTGCTTTAATGTCTGAAGCAAAAGAAGAAAAGAAAGAGTTAAAGGAAGAATTAAATAAAATTCTTGATCAGATCACATATCATAAGCTTGCAGAAATTGAAGGCAAAATGTCTGATGATATGCAGAAACTTAATCAGAAAATTCCAGTTCTTATTTATGCAGGATAAAATATGAATCAAGAAGAAATACAATACAGTCCATCAACTTTAGAAACAATAGATTATGCATTATTTAATTGGATAAATAATGATTTAAATATTTTTTCGAATACTACTGACGGTTGGAAAAAAGTACCTGTAATTTGGACTTCTTCTGAGAGAGTTCATCAAATGAAAAGTGATAAAGATATTAGAGACTCTTCTGGTATGTTAAAGTTTCCAATCATTTCTGTTGAAAGAAAAAATATTGTAAAAGATGTTTCTAAATCTCCAATACCAGCAAATATAAAATCTTTGTATGATAAAGACGGAGCAGCTTTAACAATAACAAGAGTGATAAACCAAGAGAAAACTTCAAATTTTAAAAATGCTGATCTAAATAAATATTCAAATCCACTTTATAGAAACAATGGTATGTTTTCAGTTAAAGACCCAAGAAGAATAAAAAATAACAAAATTGTATATCAAACTGCTTCAATACCAATGCAAATTTATGTATTCATAAATTATGAAATACATATAAAAACTGATTATATGCAACAACTAAATGAAATTATAACACCTTTTTACGTAAAGAACGGAAACCAAAAAGCTGTAACTTTAAGAAATGATAATTATAAGTATGAAGCATTTATTAAAGAAATAACACCAGACAATAACTCTTCTGCTTTAAACGAAGAAAGAAAAGTATATAGTGCAAAAATAGATATGGAAGTTGTTGGTAAATTAAGTTATAGTGGAGACAATTTAGATAAACCAAAAGTAACTATTACAGAAAATGCAGTAGAAGTAAAAATACCAAGAGAAAGAGTCATAATGGGTGATACGCCAGAATATTATGATTTAATTAAAAATAAAACATCTTATAGAGATTAAGACGTTTTGATATTCTATTAACTATTTATTTATGAATTTAATAATCATAATAGGGAGAATTATATAAAATGCCAGTATCTAGTTTCAAGTTCGTTTCCCCAGGTGTATTTGTCAATGAAATTGACAATTCACAACTTCCTCAAGAAACTTTAGGAGTTGGCCCAACAATTATTGGTAGATTGGAAAAGGGACCAGCAATGCGTCCAGTAAGAATAGGCTCTTTCTCTGACTTTGTAGAAATATTTGGAAATCCAATTGCTGGTAAAGCTGGTACTGACACATGGAGATATGGGAACTATACATCTCCTACTTATGCTGCTTATGCCGCACAAGCTTGGTTAAGAAACAATAATTCAATAAACGTAGTACGTCTTCTTGGAACACAAAATCCTAATGCAACTGCTGGTACTCTAGGTGCTGGTGGTGCTGCTGGTTGGGAACTTACAGCAGATTATGCAACAGACGATAATGGTGGTGGAGCATACGGTTTATTCGTAGTACCATCTGCTTCTGCTGGCTCTGCTGTTACTGGTACTTTGGCTGCAATATGGTATGTTCAAACTGGTTCAATTTCATTAACTGGAACATTAGCTGGTACTTCAACACAAGTTCGTGGAAACAATGCTTTGATTGCAGCTAATTCTACAACATATTCAGAGTACAAGTCAATAGTTGTAGATGATTCTGGTAATTCAACAACATTAACATTTAATTTCAATCCAGACTCAGACAAATATATTAGAACAGTATTTAACACTAATCCAATATTAACAAATGCAAATTCTGCTACATCAACTTCAAGAAAATCTTATTGGTTAGGCGAGACATTTGATAGAAGTTTCTTAGATGTTGCAGGTACTGGTTCAACTTATGCTTTCATCGCACCTTTGACAGATGGAACAAAGAATCTTGCTAAACACAGATTTGGTATGCAACCAGCCAAAACAGGATGGATATTCTCACAAGATTTAGGTGTAGCAACTACATACAATCCAACAAATATGCAAAAACTATTCAGAGTTGTTGCTATAGATTCTGGTGAGTGGGAAAGCAAAAATCTTAAAATATCTATTGATGATGTTAAAGCTCCAACAAATGATTTTAATGAATATGGAACATTTTCATTATTAGTAAGATTAGCAAACGATACCGACTCAAATCAAAAAGTTGTTGAAAGATATGTTGGATTAAACTTAAATCCTGCTTCACCAAACTATATTGCTAGAAGAATTGGTGACAGATATATTACTTGGGATTACACAGAGAAAAGATATGTTGAATACGGTAACTATAACAACATATCTAAATATGTTAGAATTGAAATGAACGAAGATGTAGAAAACGGTAATGTTGATCCAACTTATCTTCCATTTGGTTTCTATGGACCACCAAGATTTAAAGCATATGCTATCAATTCAGCATCATTAAATGTTGTACCAGCAAACGTACCAGTATCAGCTTCAGCAAGAAGTTTAGCAACTTCTGGACAATTCTTACAATTTGGTGTTAACTTAACTGCTTCTTTGCAATTCCCATCATTACCATTGAGAGCTTCTTCTTCTACTGGTCTTTCTGACCCAACAAAAGCTTTCTTTGGTATAACAAATGAAGAAAAATTTGCTTCAATTCATGACGAAAGCTATGTCGATCATGTAAGAACAGCAGTTGCAGATTTTGCTGGTTATGATGTTGATAATTCAACATACCAAGAATATTCGTTCTACTTCTCATTAGATGATGTTTCTGGCAGTGTTTCTGGTGGTAATGGATTTGTATATTTGTCTGGATCAAGAGCAGCAGGTACTTCATGGACCGCTGTTGGTGGAGGATACAGAACGATCCTAGACCAAAGATATGATGGTTTCACATTACCAATGGTAGGTGGGTTTGATGGTCTTCAAATAACAGATTCAGATCCATTTAGAAACAGCAAACTTTCTGGAAAAACTGTAACTAACGATTATGCTTACAATACAGTAATAAGAGCAATTGATACAGTAGCTGATCCAGAAGCTGTTGTTACAGACATAATCTGTGTACCAGGTATCACTAATGCAGCCATTACTGATTATGTACTTTCAACTTGCGAGAATAGAGCAGATGCTTTGGCTGTAATAGATTTGCCAAATGTATATGTACCAGAACATGAAAATGCAAATCTTTCACAAGCTGCTAGAAGAGGAAGTGTTTCAGCAACTGTTTCTGACTTGAAAGCAAGAAGCATTAATTCAAGCTATGGTGCAACCTATTATCCTTGGGTACAAATTAGAGATACTATTAATGATCAAAACGTATGGGTTCCACCTTCAGTAGTTTCATTGGGTGCCCTATCATACGGTCAAAGAACACAAGCTCTTTGGTTTGCTCCAGCAGGTTTCACAAGAGGTGGATTAAGCGAAGGTCGTGGTGGTGTTCCAGTATTAGCTGTATCACAAAGACTTAACTCAAGAGAGCGTGATTCTCTATACGAAGCAAACATTAATCCTATTGCACAATTTCCAGCAGAAGGCATTGTAATCTTTGGTCAAAAGACACTTCAAGTTACACCATCTGCTCTTGATAGAATTAATGTTCGCAGATTGTTGATCTACTTGAAGAGAGAAATTTCAATAATTTCTTCAAGACTTTTGTTCGATCAAAACGTAGAAGTAACTTGGAATAGATTCTTGTCACAAGTAAACCCATTCTTACAATCAGTACAATCAAATCTTGGTTTAACTGACTACAGAGTAATTCTTGACGAGACTACTACTACACCAGATTTAGTTGATAGAAATGTTATGTACGCAAAAATATACTTGAAGCCAGCTAGAGCTATAGAATTTATTGCACTTGACTTTGTAATTACAAATAGTGGTGCTTCATTTGCAGATTAATACTATTTATAAATAATAAAGGAGAATATAAACTATGGCATTCTGGGACAGCGGAGAAGTAGATCCAAAAAGAAAATTTAGATTTACAATTGATTTTGGAGGTACAAATTACTACTTGCCACAATGGGTTGTAAAAAAAGTTGATAAACCTGGATTTAGTATTGCTGAGGCAAAACACAATTTTCTATCACATACATTTTATTTTCCAGGCAAAGTTGAGTGGAAAGAGATAAACGTTTCTTTAGTTGATCCAAGAGGCCGTGGAGCAAATACTGGTGGTAATACAGGATTACCAGATTTATCTGAAAACATATATAAAATTTTATTATATTCTGGCTACCAACTACCACAAAATGTACAAAAGTCTATTCAAGGTGCTGAGGGTGGTAATGTAAGATTACCATCAAAATTTAAAAGCTCAACACCATTTAGTTCTATGAAAATAAATCAAATTGATGATGATGGTAGAGCACTTGAAACTTGGATTTTAAAGAATGCTTGGATAAAAGATGTATCATTTGGTTCACTAGAATATGGTGCAGATGATTTGCTAGAGATCCAATTAAAATTTAGATATGATTGGGCTGAGCTTTCAATAAACAACGCAGATCAAACAATAGGCCAAACAACAGATTCAGATAGAAATTACAATAAATTTAACACTGGTGGTTGATGTTCTTTACTGATTCTATCGTAGAGCCAAAAAGAAAAAGTAGATTCTTAGTAAGATTTGTTGGTGTATTTGCTGGTCATTTATCCGCAGTGGATGAGAGTGGCGTTACGCAACACGGATATGCTTTTGACAGTTCAGAACCTTGGTGTAGATTTTTTGAGCAATCTGACTTTGCTTTCTATGTAAAGTCAGTAACCAGACCTTCATTACAATTATCTACCATTAACGACTTGGAGCAAGGTGGTTTATCCTTCGCTCCTGGTGGTAATGGTTTTGTACTAACTCCTAAAATTGATTTTGAAGGATTAGCTAACGCTTGGCAAGAAATAGATCTTAAATTAATAGATTTAGGTAACGGAACAAAAGGCGATTTAGAAGAGAATGTAAACAATATTATTGCTGCATTAGGCGTACATCCAACTAGGTTTATAACTTCTAAAATAAATTATGCACCATTTTGTAAACTTATTAAAATTTGGGAATATGAGCCTATAGGACAGCAAGCAAATCTTGGCTTTGTTAGAAGTCTTACAAGTTCTGGTTATGGAAGTGGTCAGTTAAGTTACAAAGATTTAGACTTTTCAAAACAAATACCATCTCCATCTCCATTTGGCGGCGAGTATGCTGGTGCTTCAAATTATGGAAATAATGCTGATCTTTTTGATGATATTGATAGAACAATAATCAATAGATTAGAAGGTAAAAAAGCACTTTGGAATATACAGAAACCATTCTTAACATCTGTAAATTTTGGTTCTTCTGATTATTCATCTGATGAGACACAAGAAATAAGTTTAAAATTTAAACCAACAAATTGTGAACATTATGTATTTGATAGAGCACAATTGAAATTATCATAACGGAGTATAAATGAGAAATAATGAAGATAGGGTTGGTGTTGCAGACCCTATAGAATCTGGTTCGGACAGCGCAGCAGCAACACAAAATTTTCAACAATCAATAAATCAATTAAATTTTGTTGTTCCCACTGAGTTAGTTGACCTACCTTCAAAGGGTGTATTTTATGATGAACATCACCCATTGCATAACAAAGAAGATGTAGAAATAAAGTTAATGACAGCTAAAGATGAAGATACACTTTCATCAAAATCCTTAATAAAAAAAGGAATTGTTATCGATAGGTTAATACAAGATTTGTTAGTTAATAAATCAATAAGACCAGAAGATTTACTTTCTTGCGATAAAAATGCAATAATGGTTGCTGCAAGAAGATCTGGTTATGGACAAGATTATACTACAAAAGTTACTTGTCCAAATTGCTCATTAAATCAAGAATATACTTTTGATCTTAACGAATGCGCTCATACTTACTTTAATGACCCAAATAATTTACCAGAAGGCGTTAAAAGAGTAGGGGTTAATATGTTCTGCTTTAGTTTACCTGTATCAAAATTTGAATGGGTTGTAAAACTTATGACAGGTAGAGAAGAACAATTAATGACACAAAAACAACTAACTCAGCAAAAGGGTGGTAAAGATACATACCTATTAGATGTTTTAAGATCTATTACAGTTAGTATTAGTGGTGTATCAGATGCAAAGCTTATAGAAAAAGCTATTGAGTTAATGCCAATAAAAGATTATAAACTATTCAAAGAAAGACTGAATATTATAAATCCAAGACTTGAGCTTAAATCAAATTTTAATTGTCTATCATGCGACTACTCAACGGATCTGGAGGTTCCGTTTACAACTGACTTTTTTTGGCCTAAACGATAAATATCAACAGGCTGTATATGAAGAGATGTTTCTTTTAAAATACCACGGAGGTTGGTCTTTTATAGAAATGTATAATCTTCCAATAGGATTAAGGAGATGGTTTGTTAAACGCTTAGCTTCCCAGTTTGAAAAAGAAAAAGAAGAAATGGAAAGGTCCATGAAAAAGTAACGCTAGTTTTAAAGGACTAGCGTTCTTTTTGTTTTAAAACTATTTATTTTAGGTAATATAATATGAATGATTTAACACCAATATTTATTGATTTATCAAAAGGTAAAGAAATAAATGAATCTTTTTTTGAAATGTTTGGAACTGCTGTAAAGCTAATATTAAGACGTATGTTTGGTAAAGATGTATTTTTACCACCAATATCAATAACAGGTGATCCAAGCCAAGTTGAATCATTTGCTAGAGCTTTAGCTGGTGAGAAAAAATATTTTGATTCCTATGTTAAGCATGGTTTGAATGACCCAAGAACATATAAAACAAAATATGAACTTCAAGCTTCAATTAATCAATTTGAGAGAGACACGGGCATCAAGTGGCCGTTTAAATAAAGGAGAATATTTAGATGGCAACTAGAGCTGAGCTTGAAGCAGATAAACAAAGATTACTTACAGAAGCTGCAAAAAAAACTGGTATTGAACAGCAAAATATACTAAGACTTATTGAGTTAATTAACAAAGAATTAGCTAGGTCAGAAACACTAACTGATGAAGAAAATGGAAATCTTGAAACTCAAATAGATAATTTAAAACAAATATTATTAACTGCTAGTGATATTAAATCAATTAAAGAAAGATTTAAAGAATTAGATAAAGATGGTGTTAAAGCACAAGAAGTATTAAATTCTTTAAGTGAAAAAGAAATATTAAATCTTCAAAATAGATTAAGAGTTTTGCAATTAGAATATGAACAACTTTTAAAAAATGCTATCTTTGATGAAGACGCAGTAAAAAATAAACTAAAAGAAATTAATAGTGCAGAAAAATTATTAGATTTAGAAAAAGAAAAAATGAATATGAGAAAAAGCATGAAAGACGATGCTGATTCTTTTATGAGTTTAATTGGTTTAGGACAAGGTTATAAAGATACATTTGTTGGTAAATTATTAACATTAGGTGATAAAGATTGGGAAGAAGGACTTAATGCATTTGAAAACGGTATTAAAGATGCATTTGAAAAACCAGAAGAATTATTGAAAGGTAATTTTGGAGTAAAAATGACCGAGTTATTGGTCACAGTTACTGCCGAAATGGCATCTGCTTTTGCGGAACTAAATAAGTCTGGTGGTGGAGCAGTACAGAATTTTCTTAATCTTTCTGCTGCAATGAACGCTGCTGGTGTTGGTTTAGAAAATGCTCAAAGTGCTGTTGCAGGTTTAAATAAAAATTATGTTGCTTTTTCAGAATTAAGTGTCATAACACAAGGAGAATTATCTAGAACTACAGCACAATTAGATAAGCTAGGTTTTTCTGCTGAATCAAGTACAAAACTTTTATCTAATTTAACTACTGGCTTTAATATGACAGCGGAACAAGCATCAGATACTATGGTTGGTGTAGTAGAATTAGCTGATGATTTAAAAATGGGTGTAGCAGAGTTGGGAACTCAGTTTGAACAAGTATCAGCAAAACTATCTGTTTATGGTGCCAAAGGTGTTCAAGTTTTTAAAGAACTAGCAGCTACTGCAAAAGCAACTGGTCTTGAAATTGGTACTCTTGTTTCGATAGCTGAGAAAATGGATACATTTGAAGGTGCTGCTGAAACTGCTGGTAAACTAAATGCAGTTCTTGGTGGGGGTTTGTTAAACTCTTCTCAACTTTTAAACGCAAGTGAATCTGAAAGAATAAGATTAATGGCTGAAGCTGTTCAAGCGTCTGGTAGATCTTTTGATAGTTTAAGCAAGTATGAAAAAATGACTATTGCCTCTGCTGCTGGGATAAATGATATGTCCCAAGCAAATAAAATATTTGGTATGTCATTAACTGAATTAGATAAATTTCAAGCAGAAGCAGCAGCGTCAGAAGCTAATGCTGCTACTATGGCAGAAGCATTAGCTGAAGCTAGCACACTTATGGATTCTTTAAAGCAAGCTGTTTTTGGTTTGGCAAAAGGATTAGCACCATTAATACTGATTCTAACATTTTTTCTAAATATAATATTAAAAATAGATGAATTTACTGGTGGAGCATTATTACCAACACTAGGATTTTTGATTACTACAACAATGATATTAGGAAATATTAGTAGAATAACAGCAGTATTTCAAAGTATATTTGCTGCATCAAATATGTCTGTTGGATTTTCTGCATTGTTTGCTAGCAACCGTTTAAATCTCATGGCAGGAGCATTTTTACTTATATTTTCATTATACCATATGAGTGGCTCTCCAATGTTGTATGTTATTGGTTTTACAATGGCAGCTTCCATAGTAGCTATTGGTATAGCTTCAGAAGTATCTTCTAAACAGTTGTATGCTTTAGGTGTTGCTATGGCTGGTATGGCAGCTTTTGCATTTGCTTTGTTCTATGGTATGGCTGCATTAGCTGATTCTCTTGCTAAACTAAATGGACCTCAATTACTAGTGTTTAGTGCTGCATTAATTGTGTTTGTTGGAGCATTGTATCTAGTTCTTACTGCAACACCAGCAATACCTGTCTTACTAGCTATAGGTGCAGCATTACTAATGGTTGGAGCATCTTTCCTAATGTTTGGTGGAGGTATAGCACTTGTAGGTTTAGGTATATCAATGATATTTGATTCAATGGCTAAAGCTGCTTCTCAAGGATCAAACTTACTAATGTTAGGTGCTTCACTATACTTAATAAGTTCTGCCATGCTTTCTATGATTTCTGTTGTTGCTAATCCTATTGGCTTAATTGGTATTGGTATATTGGTTACATCTTTGACAGCATTAAGTAACATAATGGGAACAATCTCTGCTTCTGTTCCAGCATTTGTTGAATTTATAAATGCTATATCAAATATACCAGATGGAATTGCAAGTAGATTAGAGCCTCTTGTTGAGATAATTGGCGCAATAATTGAGAAAATAAATGAATTAAATTCTGATTCTGGCAATGCCTTATCTTCTGCTTTGAATAGCTTATCCGATCTTGGAGAAGCATCAATCAAATTGACACCAGAAAATATAACAAATGTATCCAATCTTGTTGATCAAGCCGAAAGATATAGAAATGTTGTAAATACTACTAAGAATGAAACAAACAATTTACTAACTACTCTAATTAATAATGTAGGTACTGGTGGCGGTTCAAGAACCTCAACACCTGTAAATGTAAGTATAGCATTAGATAAGCTTAAATTAGGTAAAGCAATGTTTGATATTATGGAAGATAAAATGGGTCTTAACATATCAAGACCAACATAATCATAGGAAAGTGATATAGATGCCAGCAAGAAGAATCTTTAATGCAAATGGTCAACCTTTTAAATGGGGTGCTGGTCAAGAAGCAGCCCCAACCGTTTCTGGTGAAGGTTTCTATATTTATGACTTAATATCTGATGTTGAATACAGAATTAATGTTGTTGGTCTTGTTGTGCAACAAACGATAGATGCTGAATGGAATGAGGCTTATACTTTTGGAAAGATGGACCCAATATCTACTTATAAAGGAACAAAAAGATCTTTTCAAATAGGTTTTGTAATAGCAACAAACGCTTATAACAATTTAAATATTTTAAATCAATTAATGTATCCATCTTTTATAAAAACAAAACAATCTTCAACTGGTGGTGGGATAAGTGCAGAAACTGCTAGACAAAGATTTGGATTAGTTTTTAACGTACCAGTTTTAAAAATTTTTCATAATACTTTTTTATATGATTTTACTAAAGGAGAGCCAGGAGAAACATCAGAAGGAGTTGCCAAAGATAATGGTCTTTTAGGATATATAAAAGATCTTAAAATAGAAAGTTTAAAAGGTGGTTTTCGCCAACCTGGAGTTGAATATTTCAGTGTGGATGGCGTATCTGGGGTAAGTTCAGTTCAAAATGATAGTAAATCTTACAAAGTAAGTTTTGTTTTTACTCCTCTACATCAAAACTTGTTAGATAGACAAGATGAAAATTTTAGAAAGAATTTTCCATATCGTGGTTCATTTGATACAGATTCGCGAGTATCTGATAATGCTGCTCAAGTTAGATTAAAAAATGCAAAACTTGATGAATTTTTTACATTTTCTAATGCAACAATAACTTCAACTCCTGCTCCTGCCGCTACTGCTGCTGCTGCTCCTGTTCCTGCTACTCCTGCCGCTACTGCTGCTGGTACTGCTGCTGGTACTCCTGCTCCTGCTGCTGGTACTCCTAGTGTGGATAAGCCCCCCGCCCCCGCCCCCCCAGATGGTGTAACCCCTTAACCCCCAAGGTAAAACTAAATGAGATTTATCAATAGAAAAACATATGATAATTCAAATGAAAATTATAAAGATTTATTTGAAAATAGAAATGTAAATGGAATAGCACATTATTCCACACCAAACTTTAAATATCCATCTCCACAAGATATGTCACAATTATTGATAGAAGAACATACTTGGGGCTTTAGTGATAGATATTATAAGTTGTCAATTAGGTATTATGGTACTCCACAATATTGGTGGGTAATAGCGTTATTTAATAAAACACCAACAGAAAATATGATTCAACTTGGAGATACCATATATATACCAAAACCAATTCAAGCTGTATTAAACGTGTTAGGAGCCTAGTATGTTTGGAATTGGAAAAGACGAACCAGAAGATCCAACTAAACCAAAAGAAGAAGGTGGCAAGTTAGAAGAAGAGTTTGATGAAATTTGTTATTTAGCAGTACAATCAAATTTTTTTTCAAATTGGTACAGAAATGATAACCCAAATAAACGAACTGATAGATTTCCAGCAGTTTATATGGCTACTGATTTAACCAATCCTACTAGTATAAATTCTTCTATAACAGCAACATTAATGAATAAAATTGCATTACAAGATTTTGTATATGCAAAACCAGCTTTATTTTCTTTGTTATATCCAAAATTAGAATTATACAGAATTGATTATGAAGCTGGGAAACAAGAAGCAACAGAAAGATTATTTTTAATTCCTCATGAAGCTAATGAATTATATAATTCTTTTGACAACGTGAACACAAAAGTGGCTGGTGCTGGTATTAAAAACCTTAACTGGACATTAGCAGGTTCTAACCCAGCAGCAGCAGAAAAATTAATTGATTTAGAATTAAATTTAGAATTTGCAAATTCTTATGAACTTTCTCCTAATACATTAGATGAAATTTTAATAAATTATATAGGTGGTAAAGGTTTTCCTTTTAATGAAACAGATACAGATAATACAACAATAAATTTTCTATCTTTAATATTACATCCTCAAGGTAAAAGAAACGAATACAACGGAAAATTTTATAGAATAAAAGCAAAGCTAGGTTGGCAAAGAGTTGATAGTGAAATACTACAACAAATAG